CACCCGAACTACTCACGAGTGAAGGTCGGCACCCGTGTCTTCATCCCCGAGTACGCCGGTCAGGAAGTCGAGGTCTCTCCGGGTAAGTACGCCACCATCATCAACATCGAAGACGTGATCGCCACCTTCCCCGGCACCCCTGACGCCCCCTCCCTCTGAGCCCCACCCCATGAAAACCACCAAATCCAAATCCAAAAAGTCCACCTCCTTCATCATCCCCAAGTCCACCCGTCCCTTCGTCAAACAGTCCCTCCTCAACGTCGTCCAATACTGCCGGGACTGTCTGGTTGCCGAGGGCAACCTACCCAACTCCGTCCCCCTCCTCCACACAACCTTCTGCCGTGAAACCGGCTCCTCCTCCCTCACCCTCAACGACTTCAAGCGGATGCTCAAGTCCCTCGGCCTCAAGTCCGAACACCGTCACGTCGTCGAAATCTCCGAGTCCGAACTCCGCTCCCTCTTGGACACCCCTCTCCCGGATTCAGGGGTCCCCTCCGACTCAGCCATCCCCTCCAAGAGGAAACCCAAGAAACCCCTAACCCCCAACCTCAACGTCCTCAACACGACCCCTGTGACTGCCACGCAGATTCCGGTGGACGACACCCTCGATGACGACGGTGGCGACGGGTTCGACCCCCCGCCTCCTCCGAAGCCCCTCGACGCGGATGACGTTCGCCCCTTCTCTCTTGACATGTCCCATCCCGGCACTACGACCGCTGGATAACACCACATGACCACACCAACCTCAAACACCCAGACCCTCGAACACGGCAAACCCATCGCTGCGACAAGCCGCTACGGGTTCCGAAATGTCCGCATGGTCTCAGGACCACGCCGCCTCTTCGGTCTGATCGTCGGCCCCTCCAACATCGGCAAAACCCACTTCTTCATGTCCCACCCCGGGGCCCTCATCCTGAACCTCGACCTCTCCTCAACCCCCACCTCAGAGGTACCCAAAGCCTCCTACTGGCCGGGCATCTCTGAGGACGGAAGGCCGATCGACCTGAATGGTGAGCCCATCATGCTCACTTGGGATCACGTCCTCCGCATGAAGGCCGTTCTCTTGGAGGCCGCCAAGAACAATGACCCATCCCGCCCAGAAACCATCGTGATCGACTCACTGGCCGCCGCCATCTCCCTCTCCAAGGACTACGTGACCAAGGCCGCAGGCAAAACCTCCTTCGACGAACTACACGGGAAATCTGCGTGGGATGACGTATACAATCAGATCATCGACCTCGCCAACGACCTCCGCAACCACGGCTACGGCGTCTACATGATCTGCCACATGACCCAGAAGTACATCCCTCTCGACGAAAACAAGAACATCCGTGTAAACCTCCTGACGATCACGGATGCCTTCTACCGTCGCCTCTACCACCGCTTCGAGTTCGTCGGAGCCATCTCCAAGGAAACCCGCACCGAAATGATCGACGTGGCCCAACCCACCTCCCTCAAGAACCCTGACGGCACACCCAAAATGAGGATCGTCAAACAAGCCAAGGTCATCACCAAACGATTCCTCGTGACCTCCGCACCCGACGTTGAAGACATCACGAAGGTCCGTGTCGTTCTCCCTCCAACCATTGAACTGTCAGCATCAGGTGCATGGGAAGATTTTGAGCGGGAGTACCGCTCTGCCATGCACACGCACACCACACCCCAAAACTAAAGGGGCAAGGAGTTTTTCAGTATGGATCGCAATCAAGCACTGTCCGCTCTCCGCAACATCACCAGCGATTTCAAGAAGGTCGAAGCCTCCGGGAAGGTCATCCGTCCCGGTGCTGGCAACCACGTCTGTCTCCTCACCAAACTGGAGATGGAGCCCGACACCCGCGAACTCTCGGATGGCCGAGAGATCAAGGGACTCCGCTGCACCTTCCACTACGAAACGGTGGACCCCATGCCGGACACCGGCAAGAACCTCTCGTTCCCGGGCAAGGGTGCCTTCCTCGTCCTCGACCGTGCCCCCTACGAAGCAGCCCTGAACTCCACCGACGAAAACGTCCAGCGTCCGACTTGGAACATCAAGTCCGACGAGAGCCGTTTCAAGGGTGCTCTCAAGGCCATCCTCGGTGAATCCTACCAAGACAACCTCGAAGTGGACGTTGACGCCGTTCTCTCCCTTGTCAACGGCCAAACCTCCACCGCCGTCGAGGTCTACTGCCAATACAAGAAGGGCAAGGTGAAGCCGGGTGAAGACCCCTCGAAGGCTCCCGAATACTTCACCGACTTCATCAACCGCACCATCTCCAACTGATCCCCAACACCCACCCCCACCAAACCCTAACGGGATCGTGGGGGCTTCCCATGTCAACCCCCTACAACAACTGGCTCCTCAACATCCAGCCAACCTACTTCACCCTTCGATGGGTCAAACAGCCTCGCTCCCTCCCCAACCCAACCCCTAACGACTACATCCTCACCCCCATCATCTTCCACCCCTCTCCCGATTCGGACCCCTACCTCGCATTTTTCCTTGACCTCCATCACCCACACACCGTACCCTCCCTCATCACGGAAGGGCTCAAGCATGTCCACTCGCACTTCACCTTGCCTCGTCCCGAACGAATCTGCGTCGAACCCTGCCACAAACACCCGGACGACCCGGGCCTCCTCCACATACCCACCCCAGCCCGGTGGATCACAGCCTGCCTCCGACGTTCACGCGGAACGCCCTACCACCCACTCCTCGAAAACCTCCTCCTCCACCCAAAGGAAGTCCCCACGACCTGCTACCCAATCAAACCCCTCACAGGGGTTTACCGCCTCATCACCCTCCTATGACGCCTACCGGAGGGCCTCCGAAATCACCATCCACCGCTACCGCCTCCACAGCGTAGACACCGAAGACCTCATCTCCTATCTCTGGGAAGTCTTCCAAGGCCGCCTCCCCCCCTTCTCCGCCCTTCTCACCACCGCCCGCAACTACATCTTCAAGTCCCTCACCCGCAATCTCACCGACCCCAAAGCCAAACCCCTCCCCTCCACACCAACAATCGCCGCCCCAGAACCCCCCATCGGGAGAGGGGTGTCTCTCACAGATAAACAACTCACGACTCTCCAGTGGCAGACCGCTTTTCTCCTGAGTCGTGGGTACACCGTGAACCAAATCGCTTACATCTTCGGCACCCATAGGAACTCTGTCCATGACAAACTCAAGTGCATCAGGCAACACCTCTCAGGGGGTACCGCAAAACGCATTGGAAGTTCTCGACGGTGGATTTGTTCGGCTTGAGTTAGTACACGGAGACGACCTCATGGTGGTGAACGCCGCCCGTGTCTCCTTCGGCAAACGCTCTGAATGGTCAAAGCAGGGCACACCCGAAGAACCGCACGCCCGCGTCCTCGAAGACAAGGACGCCCGCCTCATCTCGTACCTCGCCAAGAACGGGCACTGGACCCCCTTCGGCCACCCACAAATCAGTCTCCACATGAGGATGCCTATCTTCGTGGCCCGACAGTTCATGCGGTCCAACGTCGGCATCGTCTACAACGAAGAGTCCCGCCGCTACGTTTCCACGGAACCCTCCTACCACTTCCCAGCCGGGTGGCGTTGCAAACCTGAAGGCTCCATCAAGCAGGGGAGCGGCCCCCAACCCCTCCCCCCAAACCTCCAAGGGGAGGCTTTCGAGATGTACCTTGAGGCAGTCCAGAAGTGCATCGACACCTATAATGAACTCATCAAGATGGGGGTGGCCCCTGAGCAGGCACGCATGGTCCTCCCCCTCTCCACCTATACTGAGTTGTGGGCCACGATGTCACTGGCGGCCTGTGCCCGTATCTGCAAACTGAGGATGGACCCTCACGCCCAGAAGGAAATCCGAGATTACGCCAATGCGATCTCATCCCTCGTTCAACCGTACTTCCCTGTGTCTTGGCCAGCCCTCCTCTCCTGAGTACACCCCTCTCCCAGATGGTATTTGGAGCGAACCATGAGTCCGACAAACATCTTTGAGTATCAGAAGCCTGTGATTGTTGGGTTGAGGGGGAGGGCGGGTGCAGGGAAAAGCACACTCGCATCCCACCTCAATGAGATGGAGACGGATGTTGTGAGGATGTCGTTTGCGGGGCCGATCCGCGATGCTCTCCGAACCCTCGGTATCACCAAGCAGGACTCCCCACAACTGTACCGCAAACTCGCACAGACGATCGGGCAGTCCGCGAGGGATGCCGACCAAGACCACTGGGTCAAGTTGGCGAAGCAAGGGATCGAACGCGAATGTATGTCGGGCAGACACAAGACGCCGATCATCGTGTTCGACGACGTACGATACCCAAACGAAGTGATCCTGTGTGACCTCGTGTTCTACATCACCCCGGTCGGATTCAACCCGCTGGACCTCGGGGACCTCGCCAATCACGAATCCGAGAAGATGAACAGGAAGGGTCCCGGCGACTCCATCCAGATTCTAAACGCAGTCGGGAGAGGGGTGTACGCTGCGGAGGAGATTCTGAAGGCGGTCAGGGCAGAGGTGTCTCGTCGAAATCCTCGTCGTCGCTGACCTCGTAGGGACCAAAAATGAAGGAGAGGTCAGGGGAGCGTGCGTGGTTTTGAGAGGGGTGCATGGCCGTCTCCCAAGTCGAGGACCGTGGCCCACCACTCAGGACGTAACAGAACGTGCCGTGAGAGGAGGGTCTCAGCCAAGAGTAGGCCGTGTCCCCACCTCGAAACATCCTTCCTCAGCATGTACGGTGGTTGTTTGGGACCCATATGCCCGGTATTTGCACACCAGAGGGGTAACGGGAGCGGACCCCTGAAGATTTGTGTGGGCTGGAGTGGTCGATGGGTGTGTCCCCTCACACAGAGGAGGTGGGGGCGACCACCCAAAAGAGACTGGGCCTGTATGGCTTCCGTTTGGTTGCTGTTTGTACCGGCGTCCCACCCATGCGAAAAGACCAACTGGCCAATCCGAACAAGCCCACCGAGACCCTTGACATAGGGGACCTGCTTCCATCGGCGGAAGGTCGGGCCACATTCTTCGTCGAGGTTCCAATCGAGACTGGGCCTCAGTGCAGGGGGGATGCGTCGGGGATCGCAGGTGCGAAGATTGTCGTCGTGATTCCCCAGCAACCAAGTGAAACGAGTGCCCTTCCGACACGCCCCTTCCAGTTCTTGGAGGGTCCGTGCCCCACCACGGTACTCATCCTTCAGGGTGTGCTTGTGTTCGTGGGGGTGTACCGACGCTGCCGCACCCTCAAACAGGTCACCCAACACAAGAAGGTGGTCAGGTTGAAAGTCCCTGAGTGATCGAATAGCGGACGACAGAGCGTTCTGGTCTGTGAAGGGGGAGTGGAAACATGAGAGAGCCGCAACACGGACGATCTTCCTCTTGCCCATTCCACGCTCCTTAGAAGGGCTGGAAGGACTCGAAGGGTTGAGCCCGTCCAGACTCCTGCATCTTCTCACGAATGAACTGTGCCATTTCCGGTGTGAGTTGTGGTTGGGAGGTTCGGTCCCTGTTTGCAGCCTTCTGTACACTTACCAGTTGGGCGGGGTCCCTCAAGTTCAGGTTGTTCATGGCGGACCTCTCGACCATCGCAGCGTAGAGCGGACGGTACTCTTCGGGAATCCTGTCCAAAATCCGTTCGGCCCTCGGGGTATTCCTGTTCCTCATGGCAGCCAAGAACTGATCTTTCCCGACAAGGAGGGGCATCTTGTGACGACGCTGGAACTCCGAGGCGATTGCGTCGGCCTTGTCCTGATCGTTGGCGAGGACCGCGTTGATGTAGTTTCGACGGGCCCCCACAATGAGGTCCCTCTGTGCGGTCAGGTAGCGGTCGAGTTGACCGGGCTTCTGGTAGGCCGCCATGTCCACACCAAAGGACCGCATCACAATGTCTTTGGGGTCACGGTAATCCACCAGCGACCCGTCCGCCGCGAACACAGGCACCCTACCCTGCTCATCACGGGACTCCCAATCCGCAAATGTCTTCTGTCCAAGGGGAACAGAGAGCCATGAGGGGAGAGCAGGAGCCCCACCCAAAGCCTTGCTGAGGGCGACCCCACCGGGCAGCAAACCACGGGAGGCCGCATCTGCCAGCATGGCACGGTCCTGTTCGAGGACACCACGGGCCGCCTTGTACACGATGTCGAGTGCGGGAGGAATGGGATGGGTCCGTTGTCACCGGAGAAACGCTGTCCAACCACATCGGTCGCAGCGGACACACCGAGACCCCTCTCCAAGTCCACACCCGCGAGGTTCTTGCCCAACTCATAGACGATCGCCGAGAGACCGGCCATCCTTGTGAAGTCCACAACGCCCGCAAACCCCCCAAAGTTCACCTCTTGACCCAACACATTCCGAACGCCACCACCAATCTGGGGGCTGACGGCCAAGAAAGCGGAGGCCGACCTCGTACTGAAGGAGAGGAACTGGCGGGCCAGCGGGTTGCTCAACCAGCGGGTCCACGTCGGCGTCAGATTCGGGATGTCGCTCTGGAAGGCCACAGGAGTATTCATCAGGGAGGAGCCAAACTGCGTCTCCTGAATCATCCTCTTGATGCTCTGCTTGGCGACAGCCTGATCCACCACACCGGCCTTCGTCAGAGCAGCCTCAGTGGCGTGTGCAACCACCAGCCGGTTGAACCACTCGGCCTTCTCAAAGCCCTTCATGGAGAGGTCGCCGATCTGCCCGAAGATGCCCGGCCTCTCAAAGCCACCGGACCCTGTTGCAGCAATCTGGTCCAGAACCTCGTGAGGGTTCGCCCCAAACTGCAACAGGTCCTCCCCTCCATAGTTCATAAAGCGACCGAAGGCGGACTCCATGACAGCCTGCCGTTCAGCAGCCGAGATACCACGAATGACCCCACCCTTGGCAGACCGAAGTTGGGCGTACTTCGACATGTCCTGAAACGCCTTCTGATACCCCTCCAGCACGTTGTCGAAGCCGAGCCACGATGTACCATGCAGAAGAGGCTGCGTCAGGTTGAGCAGAATACTGGCGGGATTGAAACCCAAATGGGTCCCGTACAGATGCGAGGCGATGCCTTGGGTGATGGCACGCCCACCCCTCACCGGCATGTTCTCATCGGCGAGATATCGAATCTCGTCCACCATCCTCTTCCCCACGGAGCCACCGTTGGTCTCCATCCAGTTGGCCATCCCCGACTCGCCAACCCTCTTCAACATCCCCCTGTTATTGATGACCATCGCCTGCGTCAGCCCATACCTCACGGAGGTCCGCCCGAAGGACGCGGGTAGCAGAAGGTCCACCACGATATCACGGTGGTACTGCTGAGGGAGCATGGACCAAGAGGCCCACAACGCATCCGAGTTGTTGAAGTACCCCTTCCGTCCATCAGTCGGGGCCTTGTACCCCTCCACCTCTGGATGCATGATCGTCTTGATATCACTCCCGTCCACCAGTACCTCCCCACTGGCGGTCGCCACCTTGTAAGTAGTCCTCTGGAGTTCACCCACATCCTTCCCCACAGGGGCGACGAACCACCCGTATGTCCTCGCCGTTCGGTCGAAGTACGTCTTCAGCGATTCATAGGGGTTCATCCTCAGAAAGGTCACCCCTCTCCCGGATGAGGAGGTGAGTGCTTCCTGTGACTTGCGGACCTCACCCAAAAACTCCTCGGTGAGGGCACCAGACCCCACGTTCTTCTCGGCGAAGGTGGCAAATGCTGTCCAGTCATCCGGGTGATAGAGGCCCACGTCACGGGCCCTCGCCAGAATGTTCGGAGAGGTTGTGACAATGCGGGCCGTGGCCGACCTCCTTGCATCCTCGAAGGGACGGATGGTCCCGGTGGCATCCACCGTCTCCATGTAGGCCCTCGGAAAATACGAGGAGCCCTGATCCACAAAGGTCTTCGAGGCAATCTCGGCAAACTGCTCCACGCTGACGGCACCGTCATCCATCAACCCCAACATCTCGGGGCCGAAGATCGTCCGAGCCACATCCAGAGGGGTGTCACCACCAGTCATCCGATACCTACCATCAGAAAACAGTTTGCTCTTGAGACCCTCGTGGAGGTTCTTCAACTTTCGGCTGTCCACTTTGAAGACGCCCTCGCTTGCATACAGAGCCTCATCACCGAACAGCCTCACCTTCCTCTGCTCCAAACTCTTCTGGATAGCAGAGACAAGCGGATCAGCCACGTCCCCCAAATACTTCTTGAGGACGGCTCGCGGATCGTAGTTGATGAGGGCACCCCTCTCCCGATTCACGAGTTCGACACCCGTGAAGACCCCTTCTGCGTTCCGCTGGATCACGGGGTACACGGTGGTTTTGGCTTGGTCCCATCCTTCGATGGTGGCCTGCAAGTTCATCAGAACACCGGAGACCATCTCGCGGTCCTGCGGGTTCCTGATCCTCCTCACATCGAGGGTCTTCGAGGAGCCCTGCCAAGGCATCTTTTCAAGGGCCTTCTGCCAAACCTCCCCAGTCACCAACCTCTCCTCCCTCGTGAGGTTGTCAGCGGCGGACATCGCGTCCTCGAAGATTCGAGTGATCGGCGTACCGCTGAGTTCTGTGGTGGGTGCAAGCAACCCTGCATAACTGAGGAGTCCACGGCCCTTCTTGACGAAGGCACCGTACGCCCCGGCCTCGTCGAAGATGTAGCGGGCACCCCTCGAAAGTGCAGACTGGGCACCGGGAGCCCCCATAAACATCAGCCAGACAAAGGGGTTCGTCCCGATATCAATGAGGGCGTTGGTCACAGGGTTTCCCCCTGCGGCCTGCTTCATCCTCGTTCGGATCGTGTCCCTCTCAGCGAGGGTGGTCTTGGTGGGGTCGAAGACCGCAGCCAATGACCCTTTCACCGTCACCTCCCCATCCAACAACATCGAAAAGAGCAGGTCCGGCTTCTCATAGAAGGACACGCTCTCGAATGGGGATGGAGTGATAGCGGTCTGGGTCATTGGGCGACCTCCAAAAAACCCACCAACCCCGGATAGAGATTGGTGGGTCTCATCGGGAGAGGGGTGTTCCTATTAGACGTTCACAATCGTACCGGACGGGACGCTCACAGCGTAGACCGTAACGAGAGCACCGGCCAGACCAGTCGAAGCAGCCGCAATGACCGCAAAGAGAGTCTCACCGGGTTCAATCACGTTCGTCGCCGCCGCATAGTCCTCAGCACCAAGCGTACCCGTCGGAGACGCATCAGCAGCATCAGGCACATTCACCGTAAACGACGCATTGGTATTCGCCGTGATGGTGTTCAGGTCAAGGTTCGGAGCCACGTCAGCAGAGCCGACACCAGCAACCGCAACACCGGACGGAACCCTCTGCAACTTGCAGTTGCAGCCAGCGTTTGCCGCAGCAGCCGCCCTCACGGTCGCCGACACAACAGCCAAACGGCTCCCGGTCGTATTCGTGAGGATCGGTACGTTCTGAGCAGCACCCGTAGCAGCCACAGGGGTCTCAAAGAGGAAGGGAATACCAATCTGCAAAGCCTTGTTCGTGATGATCGCACCAGCCATAGTTCATTCTCCAGATGATTTCAACCGTTCAGCGGGTACCCACTCAGGCAATCCGCGTCGAAGTCCGCACCGCAATCGACAAGTCCGCAAGGCTCGCTGTGTTCCCCAGCGAAATCGAGGTCCCCGTACCCGTGGTGCAAACGATCGCATAGATCATCGCCCCCTCCTCGACCACATTGTTGTTGCTGAGAATAGCAAGGTTCTGGTCGGTGTGGTTCGCCGCCGAAGTATTGATGGCCGACCCAGCGGTCGCCAACTCCTGCGTGGCCACAGTAACACCAGTCGGGTTCTGTCCGGCGTTCACCTTGAAGAACCGGATGAAGTGTGCGTTGGAACCATTGGTCCCCCACCGCACATTGATCTGGTCAACTTGAAGCCGCTTGGTGGCCCTCAAGATCGGAAGGACCGTCGGCACGCTCGCCGAAATGACGGCCATCTCAACACCGAACATGTCAGGGCAATACTGCGAGGTAAGGGGGATAGGCATGGTTGTCTCCTACGAGCCTGTCTCAAAACTTGTTCAGAAAAGTCCGCTCAAATCACCCCCATCACTCATGGGTGGAGACTTGATGGTGAGGGTACTCGTGGGTCCTTTGGGCCCAATACCCTGTGTCTGCCTCACATTATAGCCCCCCTGCTGAAGCGACGAGAGAAGGTCTTGCCCGCCACCCTGTCCGGGTACCTGCCCCAAGGTCATCATCTGGGCCAACTCCTCCAGAAGGTCCACCCTCGGCACCCCACCAATAACCTCGGCCCCTACAGGGAGCCTCCGTCCAGCCATCACCCTCTGAAAGAGTGCCGGGTCCAAAGCCCGCAGTTTCACCAAACTCTCAGACATCCCCCTCTGAACCCTCTCAGCCTCCAACTTCTTCCCGGCAGCGACGGCCCTCGCCTTGTACTCCAAAGCCTGAGCAGCCCTCGCCCTCTTCGCCCCTCCCCCCGAGAAGTAATCCCCAATCCCCCCAATCAACGGAGAAACGACCTCACTGGCAGCGAACCCAATGGCAGGAGCAGCGAGGCCCACAGTCGCCAATGGTCCGATGTCCCTCGCGGTCTTCATCGTGAGACCTGTAACAGTCTCGGCAATACCCCGGGTCTTCGCCCCACCGACAGCCCCCTTCAACGCAGACACAGCAGCCTTCACAGCACCCTTCATGGCATGGCTCCCATCTTCAGCATCATTTCAGCAAAGGAGGGCCTCGTGGGCGTAGAAGCCTGCTGAAGTTTTACAAGGTCGGGGCCCACCAACTCCAAAACCTGAGCCTGCCTCTCATAGGACGCGGCCCTCTGTCCATACGCATCGGCCTCTGCCATCCCAACCAAATCCGAGAGGGCCTTCTCCTCAGAGGTCAGAGACGCTTCAACAGCAGCAGACCTCGCGGCCTGCCCGAACATCTCCGTCTCTCCGGCAAGTTCCTGTGACGCCTTCTCCCGAGGATCGCTCGACAGTGCATCCAACACCTCTCCCACCGTCATCACCGCACCAACCACACCGAGGGCCTTCACCCCCTTGGTCAGCAACTTTCCGGGAAGGGCCTTCCTCGCAGCAAGAGCCTCAGCCTTTGCCGCCCTCGACTGCCTCAAAGCAATGTTCGAGTCGCTCCCCAACTGCCTCTCCAAAGCAGAGTCGAGGCCCATCTTCTTGGGTGCGGTCGAAACATCAGCCAGAGACGACAGAGGGTCCACAGGCCCGGTCACATCCAAGAGCCCCTGCCTCGGAGGAACCACCCCGCCACCACCCAACCTCACATTTCCAACCTGCATCCTCATGTTGGACGGGTTGATAACTGAGGGGATTCGACGGGTCGGACCCGGAGTAACCCCAGCCGTCCTAAACCTTCTCTCAAGGTAGGGCGACACAGGACCCGAGAACCCCTGTGCAGGAACCTTCGCGTTCGCAATGTTCCCAGCACCAATCTTCTGAACCTTCGACGCAGCCTTCTCAGCCTCCGTTGCCAACCGCTGCTGGGCCATCTGTTTGGTGACACCAAGAGCCTTACTTTGCTCCATGCCACCACGCACAAACTCCACATACGTCTTCCGCTCAGACGGCGTGAGTGCAGCCAACTGAGCCAGATCAGCGTCCGAAGTCAGCCCCCCATACACGCCAGCAGACTTCGTAGCCTTCGTGAACGAGGACAACGCCGGACTCACCGGACTCTGCGTCACACCCACAGGGGCAACGGTAGAAGGAGGAACAGCGTTCCGGGGGATTCCAACCTTCCTCGGAACCCCCCCCTTCGGAGAGACAACGGGCTTGGCTTCTGGGGGTAGTGTGGGGGATACCGATGGACCCGGCTTATCAATCGGAGGAGCAGCAGAGGGCGTGGTCTTCGCCACCTTCTTGGCCTTCACAACCTTCCCGGCCTCCACCTTCGGAGCCTTCTCACCCTCAAAGAGTGTTTCCTGTTGGACCTTCGCCACGCCCTCCTTCGCCTTGGCCTTCACAGCGTTCGCAACATTCGGCCTATCCGAGTTCGCCAACAGTGCTTCACGGATCGCCTTGGGCGATGACATACCCATCGTCTCACTGAGAACCTTCTGTCTCCACGCCGCATTACCCTTACTCAGTTGCGACTCATCAACCCCCTTCAACACATCAACAATAGTCTTTGCGTAGTCTTTATCGAGGTCTTCACCAGTCAAACCCCGCAACTGCTTGATGAAAGCATTGATGTCCACCTGCCCACGAGAAGTGGAGGCTACACCACTCAAGTCAACATTAGTCTGTGGGTTTGACATTCTTACTGCTCCAGACTCTTCGCCATCTCATCAAGGGCCTGCAACTGCACATCCACAACCCGCTTGGCTCCGGGTGACGCAGCCTGCTGTTCAACACGAGACCTCTTCGCCCCCACCTTCCCGGCCTTCTGCTTGGCCTCCACCTCCTTCTTCCTCTCCTTGGAGAGTTGGGAGCCCGAAGCCACAGCCCTCTGAACAGTATCCTGCACACCCATCCTCTTCAACTGGGGAGACAGACTTTCCAAGAGTGCCGTATCGTCAGCGGTCGGTTCGCCACCAACCGCCAACATATTGAGCCTTTCAATCAGCCTACCCATCTGGTTCGGTGTGGCAATCCTCCCAGCGAAATGCCCATTGAAAAGTGCCTTCATGGAGGCCCCATAATCCGAGACCTTCCCAACACTCTTCCTCATCCTCATCAAATACTCCTTCTCAGGAGTACCGTCCCACATCTCTGTCTCATTGATCCCAGCCTTCTGAAGGAGGGTTCGCAACTCTGCCTCATTGGCAACACCACTGAAGGAGCCACTCACGGAATCCACCATCGCCTTGATCGCAAACGGAGGGATGCCAAGTCCAACCAACTTGTCGAACTCAGCACCAAGGTCCTTCGAGATATCCATCTTAGCATTATCAGGTGAGGTGCGGACAGCCACAGACACCGCCCCCAACTTCTCGAAGAAGGACTGCACCGCTTCGGCGACACCGGGACCATCACCAAAGGTCGCCGCAATCTGGGGAGCAGTATACGCAGCCAGTTTGGAAACGGCAGTCTGGAACCCCTTTGCAGGGTCCCCCTCCTCAAAGGCCGCTAGATTGAAAGCCCCCGCCTTGTCACCAAACTCGTCGCCGCTCGTAGCCTTGGACAACTTCGACACGATGGTCGTGAGTCCGATCACATTGGCCACGCTCTTGATGGTGCCCCACGAACCCCTCTTGGAAACAAGGTCCTTCGCCAACTCCGAATCAGGATTCAAAGCGACATCCTGAAGCATCCTCGTGACACCCTCACCCATGATGCCCGCAATGACACCGGGGAACTGGGCCTCCACAGCGGCCTTCGACTTGATGGTATCAACAGCCTGACGGCTCATTGCTTCAGCCTGACCAGAAGCCCTCAATGTCGCCGCCTCAGCAGCAGCAGCATCCACAGCCGAAGCCGTCAACTCCTCCTCATACTTGGCCATCTCCGCCTCATAGAGCGGAGCCTCCTCAGCACTCGCCCTCGCAGCCTTCAGTGCGAGAGCCTGCATCTGCACAGTCAACGACTGCTGCTTCTTGAACATCTGCTCCTTGAAAGCCCTGTCCTCAGCACTCTCCCGGGACATGAACTCTTCCTGAGCAGCCTGCTCGGCCAACCTCTGCTGTCCCTCCCTGACCTGACTCTCAGTCTGAAAGGACTGGTAGTTGGTGTCCCGATCAGCCTGAGCATCAATCTGAAGTTGAGCGAGTTTCGACTCGTGCTTCATGCGTTCGGCAGCCATTCGGGCCTGAAAGTCCATCTCGACCTTCGCCCTCTGTCCAGCCACGACCTCCCCAACACCGGCCTGAGCCTGCGGTGAAATCTGCTCGTTGATCTTGTACGATGCCATCTGATCTCCTTCGTGTACACCCCTCTCCCGATTTGGGTCAGGTGAGGGGGCGGTTGCTGGGTCCGGTCACAGTGATTTGGGGAGTTGAGGGTTGACCTGCGAGAGGAGCGGGGCGTCCAGTCCTCGTGTTCGCCATTTGTTGGAGGGCGAGAACACCGCTCATCATGGAGGTGAGGGCGTACGGATTTCGCTCCTGATAGGATGCAAGTTGTTCGAGACCCGCCATGCGAGCCTGCAAAATGGAGAGACCGACACCCGCCGTGATCTGTGCGGCCTGCTGCCTGAGAGGTTGGACCATCGCGGCCACCTGCGTTCGCACGCGAGATGCCTCCGCCATGAGGTCTGCCCTCTGCCCCAGAAGTTGAGTTCCGACTTGGGCCTGAGTCGCCGCAGCCTGAGATTCCAGACCAGCCTGAGACTGCTGCATACCGGCGACCTGCATCCCCAGTTGGGCCTGCGTCTCATTGAAGCGAGAGTACAACTGGATGGCTGCCGAACTCGCTTCCCTCATGGTCTGCGAAAACAGCGAGGTCCTCATGTCCCGCATCTGGTCCAACGTGAGCGGATTGCCCCTCTCGTCCCTCGCCATATCCAGCATCGAGGACTGCTGACGGAACCTCTCCGTCAAACCATCCACAATCACAGAGGCCGTGGCAGTCGAAGTGTCCGCAAAGTTGGACATCGTACGCATGGCCATCCGAACAGCACCCTGACCAGTCTGAAGTGCAGTCTGGAGATGCTCACCGAGGCCCTGCGTAATCCCTGACGAAATCCGATCAAAGGTCTCAAAGTCGATGGGCTGTCCATTCTGACCCAAAGCAAGCCTTTGAGTTTCATCAGCCGCAGCATCCAACCTCCGCACCCCACCCTCAGCAGAGTCGCGGATGGACCCAGGGATATCCCCAAGCAAGCCCTGAATGTCTCCAGTCATCTGGGCCCGTTCCCTGTTCGACTGTTCGGTGGCCAACCTCTGCTGGAGCGACTCATAGGCGAACAGATTGGATGCCTGCTCCAAGGCAGAGTCACCCGACAGCGGGCTGAAGGGCTGGTTGTTCCCAGTCACCAGTTGACCGAGATCGCTGAAGACCGCCGTTCGGTCCTGTGGATTTGAGGGGCCCACCTGCCCAGCCTGTGAGGCGGACATCGGGTTGAAGTTGTTGAGCCTCTCCAGAGTGCTGTCCGTACCCGGGCTGGTGAATCGGTTGGTCATCTGGGTTCGGGGTTGGTTCGGCATATTTTACCTCCGGGTCAGGGTCGCCCGAGCCCAATAGTCTTGAATCATGTTCGGGGTCCAATCAGAGCCATATGATAGGGCCCCGTAGTTGTTGTTTCCAGACTGCGAGAGCAGCCTCGACAAATCCCCGTAGGGCGTCGTGCCCTGATTTCCCACATTCGTCACGGGGGTCCCACCAACAGACAGTACGTTCACGGGCCCGCCGACGTTCGTGTTGAGGGTCTGTGCGGTGACCGCTCCAGAAGTTGTCGCCCTCGACAAATCCGTCAACTGCTGCCTCTGAAGCCTGATGCGGTCCCCCGTATTCCTCGCCCTCGACAAGTCCTGCAACCTCTGGTCAATGCCGGTCATGCCCATCGAGGCCATCGAGTCTGCCCACGACAAATCCGACTCCGTAAATGGACTCTGGTTGTGGGACAGATTGGAGTTCAGTCCGGCCAACCTCGCCATCCTCGCCTCCTCAGAGGCGTTGGACCCCAGATACCCAGTATACCCAGAGGCCGAGATATTGGACTGGTTGTCCCGAGCCACCTGCTGTGCTTGAGCATCCTGCTGATTCCAGTATTCCCGGGCCGGGTTGAAGCCCGTGTCCCAAGTCATCGGCTGGAAACCCTGAATGGAAGGGAGATTGTTGGGCATCAGATACTCCTGAAACTTTGGTTGGCGGTGCCCAGAATCGAGCCCTGAGCCATCACCCCCAGCAGATTATAGTTGAGGTCCGAACAGAAAATCTCGATCGAAGGACTTACCATGAAGCCTGCGATGCTCGAACCACCCTGAATCTGAGAGGTGAGGTCCCTAAAGGAGGTCCAGTACGTCCCCTCATTGTCCTTGATGGATTGAGCAACGGTCCCATCCGTCTGGAGAGGCGTACCAAAGGACCTCGGAGCACTCTCATTACCCCTATACACAGACGCCTTGTACCTACCTGAAACCGTTGCGGAGATACCCTGCTTGAAGTAGGCATCATCGACATCCGAGAAGCACGCCCCAATGGAACTGATAGACTTCAACCTGAAAAAGTTGACCCCTCCAAAGTCCTGCCCATTCACCTCAATACCAACCGGATGACCAACCCACCTCATATAAACAGGGGAGATGGAAACTGTATCCCCATTCCTGAAGTTGGTTGAGTTGGTGATGGTGATGGTCGATCCAGAAATATCCGTAATCGTACCCGTCTTACCAAAGTTGGAACCCCACGTCAAGTTGTACATGACTCCACCCAGAATAGAGTCGGATGGAGCATCTCCCCCCGTCAGGTCGAAGTTGGAGCCCGTCTGATTGGCCAACACAAACCGGGAGTCACCACCAGCATCGAGAAGCCTGATGGCTCTCAGACCATTCAAACTGCTGTTGGTCGTTGAAGTGATGGTCTTGGAGCCCGTTGCATCCATCACATAGATGTCCGCACAGAACGCAGCCGTGGACCTCCGACAGTTCAGGAAGAAGGCCCTCTCCGTGCAGTCTGCCTCGACGCTCGCAGCGACCAAGGGGTTCGTCGGCCACACCCCCCTATCCGAATACATGAACGGGATATCCCTCAGTTCAGTGACCCGAGAAGCATCAAGCCACAGGGTAATCATCGGATCAACGCCACGCACCCACACAAACACCGCACCGGCATAGGGGTCGTACGTCACAAACGCAGGGTTCCCGGCCTCCAACCCACCAGCCCACAGATTCTTCACCACGTAATCACAGGACCTCACATCATCCATATCACCATTGACATTGACGGCTTTGAGGCCCTTGGTCGTCAGGAAGTACGCAAACGAACCCACACTGGTGGCGGCCATCCTCCCACCAATAACCCCGTACCCCTCATGGATTTCCTGAATCTTGATGTAGATGGACTCCCTGCGGATATGGTACATCCTGTCACGAGAGAACCCGATCACATTCCCTGACACCAGCACGAACGTCTGCACCTCATTCGACGGGATGTTCGGAACATACCTACTCGTGGGCGGGAACAACTCCGGTGAGCCCTCAGTCAGCGTTGACCACCTGATCTCACCCAACGCGAGCGTGTTCTCCCCGACATCTCCGGTACCCTTGCGAATACCGCTGACCAACACACACCCCTCATAGTTGATGGCAACACCACCCGGAGGCACCCTCGGATCAAACTCGGGCCTCTCAATGTAGGTGTCCTGAAGCACGAGGGCCTTATCATCCAGCCTGATCCAATACACAGACTGTCCAACATTCGATGCAGCAGGGGTGGTCGGATACGCCGGATCGACCGCCCACTCATCCAGATTGATGACTGCCTCCTGCGAAAGGATAGCGGACGTGAACGTACCACCGCTCCCCTCAGTCCTCGCACTCCTGAAGATGATGGCCTTATCGTACTTCGTCTTCTCGTAGGCAATCTCGATCCCGATGTACTTGTAAATGTCATCGGTAGTGGTAACTGTGGGGGTCCCGGCCTGCCACTGACTGTCAGGAGTCTCACCGCTGCCGGGAGCGAACGGATCGAAGTCAGGGGGCCTCATCTGCCCAATCAAAGAGAGTGGGCCCTTCAACCCCGTCTTACTGCTCAGCAGTTGGTAGGCGAAAGCGTACGAGCCCGGGACAAGGACCCGACACGCTCGATCAAGGTCAGCAGCAGTATCATAATCACCGGGGATGGTCGTCCCATGCACAGTACCCGCACCCGTAAAACTTCCGGGTGACAACGTGTAAGGAGGGTGGTGAATCTGTCCACGCGAGTACGCCCCCGCGTACCCCCCCGAATACGAGGACAACTGCCCAATGTTGAGGGCGAGGTTGGGGTCGAGGAGTTCGGGCCTGTTCCCCGGTCCAGTCCTCGTGGTCGTCCCAATGCCCCCAACACACACCTCATCGTAGGCCGGGGAACCCCCCGTCTCCCTCACATAGAAGAGAATCGGGTCCCTGCCCTGCATGTAGATGTAGACCAACCTTCCGTACACCACGACATCCCAAGGCTTTGAGGCGTCAACCTCTTCAACCAACTGCCTCGAATACATGGTCGTGGTACCAGTCAGGGAGTTCCTATACTGGATGTGGATCGAGGCGACACCATCGTAACCACCCAACACCCTGTACACAAACCCATATCCAAACCCACCGTCACCGATCCGGAAACAGACGGACCTAAACTCATCAATGGTCCACGACGTACCCGGATCACCAGCCATCCACGGATGGGTCGGAGAGGTTGGAGCAGCCCCGTTGTATGTCCACGGGTTGTTCTCCTCCTCTTCCGGCTGAAGAGAGGCAACCTTCAAGAAGCCGGGGAAGGGCCTGAGCCCACCATCAAGCCGCCCGTCAACCCCCACCAGTTCAGAGGCCATCCCCTTCTCCGTGGAGACACGGTTGGCCCTCCGATCCTCCGTCACCTGAAGGAGGGGGTACATCCACGTCACACTCTGCGTTTCGGTTTCCTTCGGCATCGTACCCTCCTTCAAGCCTCAATGTGATTGGAGAACCCCGGCATGGCCCTCGGACACTCAAGATACTCATACCCGAGTTTGTGGTCCAACCTCGCCAAGGCCGTATCACCACACCCACACTCCCCACAATAATAGTTCCCCGGCTCCTTCTGGGATTCCTTCCGGGCAGGACACGCACCAGTAACCCCATCCCCATGACAGGACGCCATCCGCCTGTCGTACATCTCCTTGGACACCCCTCTCCCGGATGTGAGGGATTTGCCGAGAGAGGTGGCTTTGGACCAAGTGGAACGGACAAGGGACCAGCGGGTTGAGGGTGATTTGGCCATCCACTGTTCACGTGGGGTTAGGGAGGCGAGCCTCCGATACACCTCGTCGCTGCATGAGAAGGCTTCGGCTGCGGCCTTCAAGAGGGGCAACGGGAAGGAGGGAGCCATCTCGATCAAGGAGGTCTTGGCCTCTTCCTTCGTGAGGTGGCGGCCCATCACCGTGAGGGCCACAACGGGCGGAAGACTTTTGAGGTCACGCTTTGCACTTTCGACGGCGTTCTTGACGACCTGCTGACGGAGTTGATGGGCTTCCTCGGTGGAGGGGTTTTTGGCCCAGCAGGCATCGCAGACCACAAGAGGGACACGTACGAAAGTGCCGAACTCCACGTCCACGAACCCACAGGAGGGGTTGCCGGGGGTGTATCGTCGGGCAGGACACTCCTGCATCCGAGTCAACTCCCGAACGTCAACCTTACTCGCAGAAGCAGCAACCGGATTGGATGATTTGGGTGTATCCATTTGAGCAGCAACAGACCGTCACTTGGTAGGGGCAGGCCACAAACGCAGAACCACAACAATCTCCGCAGGTCACAATGGCCTCACTACACTCATCGAACCAGCACCCACACGCTTGTGCATTGACGGCTGCACAGAGACCGGGGCACTGAGAGCAGGCACCTCCAGCCGTGGCAGGCGGAATCGGGCCCGACATCGTTGAGAGCATGTTGAGGGCTTGGTACCAGTACGCGGTATTGTAGTATGAGGGGTCGTCAGGGGGAATCTCAGGACCGGGATTCTCATTGAACTTCGAGAACCCAGCCACACAACTTTCCACCTGAGTAGGGGTACAGCCGGTCCCACCACCCCCTCCAGTCCAGCCCGGAATCTCCGGGGGAGGAGGAGGGTCGATTGTGCCGGGAGTGCCGTCCGGTCCCGTCGTCCTCCCAGAAGGAGGAGGAGGCACAGGAGGAGGAGCGGAGGTGGTGGGGCTTGACGGGATCAACTCAGAAACGCCGTCCTGTGCCGATGGGGCGGCGAGGGGGGCCCTTCCGGGCGGATTGATGGCGTTCACGATCGAGCCGATCGGTTCGATGCCCTCGTAGACACCGGCCCTCGTCCTCTGAACAAGGTGGGGTGTTACCACGGGAACAATGCCCTCACGGGCCCGCTCCTGAAAGAGGCGGTCGCGTAGCCTCTGATACTTCTCGTCGGACCACCCGGGGGTGAACCCTTCGAGGAAGCGGGCCATCGTCGCCCTTCCGTTGCCGGACGTGTCAAATGGCATAGTTCCCGTCCCTCGGAGTTACCCACTGTGAGAACGGATTGTCAACGGTGTGCCTCTCGAAGCCACCGGGCCTCTTGTTGTTGAGGTTCGCAAGTTGATCACCGATGGTCTTGATGGCCGAGCGATAGTTCAACTGGAGTCCCTGCAACTGTGTACCCGGGGTCCTCCGAATGGTGGCAAGGCGGATCGCCGATGCCAAAGCGATGGCGTCCCACAAAGCCTGTGACTGCCCCATCGGAACCACCTCAACCTTGTGGGTACCGCTCGGGGTCGGATCGAAGTTCCTCCTCAAGGTGAACGTCCTCGTCGTGAAATCGTACGCGGAGATCACCCGCTCTTGGATTTCAGCGGAAGACGTGTTCGGAATCAGCCTGAGCATGTGACCAACGTACGCCGACTTCCTCCGATCCAATGCCCCGAGCGTCGGAGTCGCCGGAACAACCACGGTCGAGGCCGTCGTACTCGTCACATCTCCATAGAAGGGCATCGCATCCCCATTATTGATGTACCAGAGCGTGAAGGTCCCACCAGAGGAGGGTGCGGGTCTCACGGCCAGCACGTTCCCTTCGACGGTCCACCCCGGCCCAAACGGATGCGTCTCCCCGCGAGGGGTCCACTCCGTCGTCACAGTGCCGTTGGCATCCGTAATGCCCAACCTCACAACCTCACCCACACAGGGCGGCAGGTCATAGAACTCCTGATTGGCCACAATGTTGATAGACACCCGGTTGTACACCGGATTGTCCAAAAAGAGGCTCAGCCGTCCCTGCACATCAACCATCGCCGGTGTGATGATGTGACGGATGATCCAGTCCGCAGTATACTTCGCGTCCGTGTCGGGATCGTCCGTGTAGGCCCGCACCCTCTCCAGAATCGTGTACAACATTGAACCACTGGAGTGCATACATTCCCCTTACGGAAGGATCAGTTTCGGAACCGAAATCACACGCCCAGCCGCCCTACTCAGAAGGTCCCTCGCGGTATCCCTCACGCGATCCCTGTCCGTGAACGACTCCACCTTCATGGATGACAGCGTGAGGTTCACGTCGTCCTGCGTCCAACCAGTCTGCTTCCTGAGCCACTTCCCGAGCCTCTTCTTCTCGTCCTGAATACCCCTCAGCAGACTCTCCCTGAGCCTCCTCCGCTCTACGATCTTGCGGATTCTCCGACTGGCGGTCGTCCGCATATTCCTGAAGAGGTTGCCCATGAGGTCCGGGTTCGGTCCAAACCCCTCATCTGGATTCCCCTCAAAGACCTCGACCTCGTGCATCAGTCCCGGCTCCCCACACCTCCGAGGCTTCCTGATCCACTGGGCAAGGACCCAGTTTCCAGTTCTCGCGTGCCTATAGGTAAACACGTCTTTCCGATTACCCATCCTCGAAACAACCCCAGCCAACCTCGTGTTCCGAATCTGGTGGATTCGAGGGTGGAAAGTGGTTCCGTTCGCAGAAAGGTAGGAGTCCGTCACAGGATCATAAGTGGTTCTCATGGTTGATGTTCTCCGGGTTCCCCCTCTACGCCCCACAATCATAGGCGGATCACTGAAAATGAAAATGGGGGACCCCCGCAAAGAGGTCCCCCACACCACTCAGAGGCCCGCCCGAGCCTCACCCAGAAGATCAATCAGGCCACGTAACTGCCGCTCACAGCGGTGTCACCGTAGGTCCTGTCCTCAGTGCAACCAGTCAGCAGGAGACCCGCAGGCTGCTCGGCCATGACCTGCATACACAGGACACCGGGCATCTGCGAAGCCTCAGTGAGGCGACCGCTCGCATCCGTGATCGGGAGACGGTTGCTGCCGTGGCCCGCCAGAATGTTCGCCACAAACTTGAAGGGAGCGAACGCCGGGACCTGACCGAGGCTCTGGGCCCCAGCCGGATCAGGCGGAACGATCCTCTTCCAGTTCTGGCCACCCTTCTTGTGGCCCAGCACAACACCACTCTCAATGAATAGGGAGGTGTAGCCGGTGTAAGACCGACCGTCATACTTGATCTGGAAGCCTTCCTCAGAACCCTCATTGTTGAGGCTCGACAGACGGTTGGTCCGATCAATCTGATACTGACCGATCTTCTGAGCCTCATAGGCCAGCCAGACACCATCAGACGCCACGAGGAAGTCGATGCTCTGACCGTACTTGTCCTTGGCCCTGTGGAACGCACGGAGGTTCCTGCGAAGCACCTGCTCCGTCAAAACCCCGTTGATGTTCTTCAGATAGGACCGATGCTCAGGGTACTTCACCACGTCGATCTTGCCGTCCTCAGCACCCTCGGGACCACCACCCACAGCCTCATCACCCAGCAGATACCGCAGCGAGGCAGAGTCCGCCGAGTTCGTCGAGAACTTCATGTAGGAGCGGTACCCAGCGATACCACGGAAACCACTGGTGGCCTTGCTGTTCGCATAGACCACGATGTCACCGTTGGTCACACCAGAGAGGGCCGCCTCCGAAACCAGCACAACGAACGGACCATTCGCATCACCGATCTCATCGACCAGTTCAACGTACGTCCGAATCCTCGTACCGGAAGCCTCATTCCTGCGGGTAGCACCCGTGCTGTCATACACGTCCACCCTCTCACCAAGAATGAAACGCTCAACAGCCTTGTTCGTCGGGTAGAACTTCGTCCGATACACGGTACCACCCGAACGACCAGTACCAGTCGAGGTCGCCACATTGGAGATGGCGGCCAGCCTATACGAGTCATTCTGGCTGGTATAGAAGGCGTTGGTCAGGCGATGCACAATATTCCGTGCAAAGCCCTCCATCCTCGGAGCCGTAATCTCCGTGAGCACCGAGGACGTAGCCTCAGCCCGGAGTTCGGCCATCGACACGGGCATGTTGGTATTCATGCTCCGCATCGGAATCGTCAACCTTACGGGGATCGGGCTCACCGCCTCGGTCGCATCCGGGAACGTCCTTGCGTAGTTCCTGCGGATCATGCGATCACCAAGGTCCGTGACGTTATCGTCACCGAACAGCCCAAAGTCGTTCTGGCTGGGGCCCCAACCCGGCTCGATCACACCACCGAACATGTGGTTGAAAATCTTGTGGATCAGGTAGCCACGACCCAGTTGGTCCGACGGAACAACACCCTGACTGGAGGCGATCATGTCCCTCCAGAAGGGGTCGATCTGCGGCATGAAGGTCGTGATGTTGGTGTTCAGGACTTCCTGAATCGCCGTACGGTTGGTGTCAAAGACGGAGCCAATGGTTGCAGTCATATGTCATTCCTTCTTCGTGGTCCCCCGAACAGGGGGTTGGGGCTTTCCCCATATGTTCAGGGGCAGGTGTCCAACGCGAACACCCTCCATTATACCAAACAAGCCTCCCTCTTTTCCACGACACCCCTCTCCCGACCGGGTTTAGAGGTAGGAGTTTCCACCCTGAGAGGCGGTTTCAGCCGCAGCCCTCAGCAGTCGGTCTCGGTTATAGTCCCGCAGCCCAGTCAAAACTTCGTCCTTTCGGCCCTTGGGATTCGGGGGGGCAACCGGGGGCTTCCCGTCAAGCAGGCTGGACAGGTCCTCGCCAACCGAGGGGGCCCTCCCCAATCCCTTGAAGTCACCCACCACAGCCTTGAAAATGTTGGTGGCCTCCGCAACGGCCTTCTTCGACTCCTCCCCGATCCACGAGGGGTCGAACTTTCCGGTCAGGGCCTTCCTCTGTTCGAGGGAGCGGACGAGGCGGGCCCTCGCGTCCTTGATGATGCTCTGCCTGACGGTCTCGGCATCCTTCTTGTCACGCTGACCAACCTTCTCCAGCAGGAGTTTGGAGTCGGCGGCGTCCTGAAGGGCCTGTTCCAGACCCCCCGTAACTTGCTTGTTCAGGTTCTCCAGATTCATGCGGACGAGTTCACGACGCTGCTGCTCAACAGCCTGCATCACTTCGTCAAGCCTCGGATCACCTCCTTCAGCCGTGTCATCGGCACCGTCGCCCTGACCCCCATCATCACTAAAGGTCTTCCCGATGTACTCCTCGATCTGCTGAGGGGTGTACCCCTGCTGAGTCATCAGGTAACGCATCGACTTCGCCTGCTCCTCCTTGGGAGTGGTCGGAGTCAGCAACTTCCCAGCGTTCTCCTTGTACTGCTTGAGTTCACTCACCTGACCCTGAAGGGAGTCAAGGTTCTTGCGGGCCTCCAGAAGTTCGGCCACAGTGTACGCCTTCCCGCCCACGGTAATGGGCGAGTCCAGATTGAGGGCACCCCCACTGGGGACCCCCGGGTTCGGATTGAGATTCGGGTTCGGGACGGGCTGGTTCACGGTCTTGTCAGCGTTCTGATCGGTGCTCATAAATGGTTCCTTCTGGCTGGTGTTTGGGGGACCCTCTCTTTACGGTGTTGGTGGTCCCGTGGTTCACATGATGGTAGGCCAACAACCCACCAACTTACTGCTGGGGCACGGAAATACTTTGGTCGGGAGTGGGGACTCCCTCGGGCAGGACATTCCCCATCGACAGTTCAAGGAACTGCTTGTAGCGGAGGAACTGATCCTGTACCTCTGGGGAGGCCCTCCTCATGGCCGGTCCCACCATGAAGGACTGGAGGACCCGAATCTGGATGTCGGGGGCCGCCGTATGTGGTGTCACCGTGATCTCACCCGGAGTGATACCGTCTCCATACAGGGTGAGGATGTCGCGGATGCCGGACTCGTAGGCCCCCTGTTCCCTCGTGAGCCAGCCCGGAATATCCCACCCCTCATTGAGGGCGGCCAACACAAAGTTCCCCGGACTCATAATACCGAGTTGGAGGTACTGGAGGGCCTCTTGCTTTCGAGCGACCATCGACCTCGGATTCGTCTCCCTGACCGTAAACGTCAGACGGGAGACATCGGGGATCGGGTTCGTGGGGAACGAGACCTCAGACTTGTCCGGGTCGATGATGGCCCCAGCCAAGTCCAGCGTGAGCCGTGTGACGGGCATGGGCCTCGGCGAGACCGCCAACTGCCCCGCCATCGTGGAAACCACATACTTGTAGACACCGCCGAAGGTTTGCTGGATGGCCCTCGTCGGCGTGGTCATCGCCTTCGAGAGTGCTTCATCGAGCAACTGGAGACCGCTGGCTGAGTCCACCCTGCCCTTCTCACGGATGATGTCGCGGATCGGGTTGAGTTCGTCGATCATCTGCTTCGACATCATGGCGACCTTGCCGGGCACGTCCCCCGAGTTGAAGGGCTGCACAACGAAGGGCCTGAAGTTCTCCGTGAGGGCGTCCGGCTGATACTGCACGACTCGGAGGCTTCCGCCCACCTCCTTCATGGCCGTCCTCTCGTTGAAGGAGCCTTGCGGGACAACCAAGAAACCGTAGCGGTCGATCGACCTCACATTGTTGTAGAGAGACTTGAGCATCAGTTCGAGTTGCCTGCACTGTGCGAACAGCAAGTCGAACATACCAGCCCCATAGAAAGTGCCGGTCTCGAAGAACCTCGCCACTTGAATGGGGCTTGTGACGCCCAACTCCGACACATCCTGATCCACAAGGGTGGCATCCCCCGACGTAACCACATACCTTTCGAGGATGCCTTGGGGTCCCTCCAACCACAGTTCATTGATGCGGACCACATCGGCATACTCATCCTCGGGATTCACACGACCCTTGAGTACGCTCCCTGAACGCTCCGTTGCGGCCCCGCTAAGGTCCCTCGCATCGTTCTCGTCGTAGGACATGTTCTGGCCGATCTGGAGTTTCCAAGCATCCATCTCATCGGCCTTACCCGCCAGCACCCTCTTCCCAATCCTCTCCTCCAAGAAAGAGAGGGGGACGGTCCTCCGCCTCACAACACCACGCTGCTTGAGGTGGTCCATGCCGATGGTCGGGAACGGCATCAGTTCACGGGGATGCACCACCTCCAAGTCGGAGGTGAGACCGATCGTCGGATGATCCAACACAGAGCCCACCAAACCCACGCACCCAAGCGTCGTAAACAGATGGGAGAACTGGGTCTTCACCTTTTCGAGGTGGTCGTTGTTCACGCCAGCATCCGCGATGATTTGAGCGATCGACCGCTCCCGGATGCCCGACAGCGAGAAGCCCTGACGGACGACCATCGGTCGGAGGTCCATCGCCGCAATCCTGCCCTGTACCCGGTCGATGGCGGCCAACAGGTCCGTGGCCTGAAACTCCAGATTTCCTTCCTTGTCGAGGTACGTCCCCCTCACGTTGCCGGTCGTCAGGTTCAGGACGTTGAAGTTACGAACCCCATTGAGATAGAACCAAGCGAGTTTCCACTTGGTCCTCATCCACGAGTTCATAGCCCTCTCACGTTCGATGTGCTGGGCGATCACCCGAGCCAGTGCCTTGGGATTTTTGGGGAGCCGGATGGTGTCGATCGCCATTTGTTTGGGTCCTTCTCTTCGAGTATTCAGACATCGGGATCACCCTCTGATCTCCCGCCCAGATGAGGGGGTCAGCCGACGGCACAAAGTTCTCTGCCTGCTCCTCAATGATAGGCTCCTCTTCGACACCCCTCTCCCGGATGTCCTGTCGGGCTTCGGGGGGGCCATAGAGACGGAGTTTCTCCAGTTCCCGCTGGTCCCTGAGAAGTTGCTTCAGGAAGGAGAGGGGGATGGTGCAGGGTGGGTCACGGTGGTCGTACTGCTCGTCAGGCGAGCGTGGGGCGGTTGGATTCATGGCGGTCCTTCTCCAGAACTTTCTGCATCACGTACTCGGGATCGACCTTGCTCCAGTCCACCCCCAAACCAAGGGGTGCCCCGGTGGCATCATAGAGTTCCCCGTCCATAATCCGGGAGAGGGGTGTACGCTCCTCCTCTGGTTTGGTTCGGTCGTACGTACGCGACCTGATAACAAACATGGACATGGCTACGGTGTCGATGTGGTCGTCGTGCTGGAGACCCCCGTTGTCCGCGTCCGGGTTGAACTCACCGATCTGTTCGAGGAGTTTGCGGACAGCCGGATTCGAGGAGTTCCATGTGGGCAACTTGATGGTGCCCAACCGGAAGCGAACCTCTAAGGCGGCGATCTTGTCTTCCTTGCGGGTCATGCCGGGTTTCACGGCGACGACCTTCGGGGCAAACGTCAGTGAGAGGGCCTTGGTGCGGCACAGGGAGTCGAGTTCGTGGTAGAGGCCGTAGGACTCGCGGACCACCTCCGGGTGTATAGAGGCCCTCCACCTCTCGGCCATCCTCAAAGTGGCCTCGACCAACTCCTTCTGGAGACACTGTTTGCCCCAAATCTCCATGACGAAGAGTTCGTTGTGGTTGGGGATGTAGGCCATGCACGTACAGACCTTGTAGTCGGAGTCGGAGCGGGCCGTGTACGAGGTGTCCACCGTAATGAAGAAACGGGCCTGCTTCGCAAAGTCCGCCATCGGCATCACGACCTGTTCGCCGTTCCTCTGGAAGCAGATGGAGGCTTTGGACTGGAGAGGGTTGGTCTCGAAGTCGTGGTCGGTGTTGATGGGCTTCCATGCGTGAGCCTCCCCGATCTCAGGGAAGAACGCTTCGCCTTCGGTGCCGGGCTCCGCAAGGTACTCGGAGTTGTAGTTGGCCACACCGATCTGCTCCTTGATGCTTTCGAGGGAGATGGCGTTGCGGTGGATCGTAGGGTCATCCTTCTTGTCTGATTCGGTGAGGGGCCACATCTGGGGCCAACAGGAGCGGCGGACACCTTCGGCGTCGTCGTACTCCGCCTTGATGAGGAGACGGGACCAGTTGTTGAAACGGGGGTCCTTCGCCACCACCAACCCAGAGGGCAGGGTGATGGTTTCCATTGCGGCCCACGCATAGTGCCTCTTGGAGACGAAGGTGTTGAACCAGTCCACGCCTGTGTCGGGACGCATCACCATCGGCAGCACGATCTTGTTGATGAGACGGTCCATGTACCCACGAACGATGGTCATGGACGTGGAGGCCCTCGGATCGTACTCTGGATCGTCGAGAATGTAGCGGCGGGGACGGCCACCACGCTGCTTCGAGTCCGCCGAGATACAGCGGAGCCACGACCCATTGTTCAGGTAGAAGAAGTCGATGCCCTTGGGGGCGTCACCGTGGCTGGGCTTCATCCGACCCTTGTACTCGGGAGCGAAGTCCTCAAGGATTCGAGGGTTCTCGTAGCACTGGGCCTTCACACGCTGACCAGTCTCGCGGGCGTTCATGCCGGAGGAGGTGGCGTAGACCACCGAGTACATGGGCCTCGTCACAAGGTACTGAATGATGAGACGGCGGGCCAGCGTGGACTTCGCAGCACCACGCGGCAGGGTCGTAATGGTGCGGTTGTAGAGGGCCACGTTCCGAAGCAGGGCGTAGTGCATCGGAGGCATCTGGAGGGGAGGGTCATCATAGAACATGGGCTCGAACTCGGTGTCCGGGTCCGGCTGCAAGTAGTAGATGTCAAAGAAACTGTGTGAGCGGATGAACCTCTCGGCCTTCTCATCAGGCTCCTGACAGTCGAGGAGCCACTGTCGTGAAGCGTTGACGCGGGCCATCCTCTGCCCTGCCTTCGTCAGCGAGGTGTAGTCAGCGGGCAACGGAAAGTTCGGCGACGAAAGTGGAATCCTCAGAATCTTCATGTGGTGATCTTCTTGGAGTGGTCGTGAAGTTCCTTGAAAAGGAGGTCCATCATCCCCAACTTCACCATGATGAAGACAAATCCATGCGGGTCGTGGGCGGCAGGCACAATCTGGTAGAGGTTGAGGAGGGGTCGGTAGAAGTGTGTGCGAAGTTTCTTGGAACCCTCGGGATTAGGCTCAAAGAGGTTGTTGAGGATTCGCTCTCCGAGTCTCCCCAGACCAGCGGGCTCGAAAACGTTGACATCGACGACACCCATGTCCATGAGGACGTAGGCCCCGAACCTCCCCACCGTCTCCATGTCCATCTGACCGAGGACGATGAAGGGTTCAACCGTGAGAACTTGGACTCTGCGGTGGAAGGATTCTTCCGAGTTGGGATCGACCGGAGGCAGCCTGTTGATTTTGGGGGCTACCGAGGGAACTGTGGGCGTTCCTGAGTTTTCCAAGGAGTCCTGTGGTTGTGACGACGCGGCTGACCGTGCTACCTTCTTCATTCTGGGTGGTCTCCATTTGCGAGGCTTGAGCGACCATCCCATTCTTTTCAAGGATGTCGCCCATCGTCTCCCGAAGTTGTGTCTGAGCCTTCAGACGATCCTGCACCTTCGTGAGTGGGTTCCTGATGATATCGACGAGGAACTGAATCTCCTCATTGAGCGTGAATCCAGTGGAGGCGAGAGCAGCGTCCATCGCCCCCGCGTCATACATCGACAGGAAGGCGTTGGTCGGCCCGGCCCTCTCGATGCGTCCACCCTGAGCAGCAATGTCCCTGATGTCAGCGGGGGTCGCCGACTCCACCAGCCCCTTCGTCTCCATTGGAAAGGACCTCTCCGTGATCGGCAGCCTCATCGGCTCCGTCACCTTCCCCTGAATCACTTGGGGGTCGGGCCTCTCCTCGGGATTGTTCTGCATCTGTGAGGGCATTGTTTGGGCTCGGGGCTGTGACGATGGGCGGATCATCCTTCACCTCAGTACGGTAGAACTCAAGTGCTTGTTTGTCAAACTTCCTCTGGGCCTTCGTCGGAGAAAACGCATAACTGAGGACCCGAGAGACCGCCGAAACGGCTTCCTCCCTCACATCGAGGTGCTGCCAACCCTTCAGTTTGTAGGCGGCCACCAACTCCGCCAGATAGACTTCGTGGTTCTTGGCCAGTTCCTCCACATCGACCTTGCACACGAACTGCTCCCCCCTTCGATCGGCCAGAAAGGCGGAGCCGGGTGCAGCAAAGTTCTTCTGACCCACCGACATGATGTGACGCATCGCCACCAGAAACGAAGTCTGATCGACAAACCGATTGTCCTGACGCCCGATCTGGAGCATCGGCACACAGAGGGCGGCACAGAAGGCCCGAAAGCCCTTCCTCGTCATCCCGAAGGGACCCAAAACATTCAGGAAGTAATCCTCATGTACAAGGGTCATACCCATGCCAAGTCGGATGACCGGCTGCTCGGTCGGCATCTTTTCATCTCCTTATTGGTCACCCCTCTCCCGATGTCGGGTGGGGGTTTGGGTGTGGTTCAGGAGTCAGAGGGCTTTGGGGTGGAGCGGGATTTTGAGGAGCGAGATTTGGAGCCGCCGAGGAGGTCCCGCCACTTGGAGGCTTCGTCGGGGGTGAGACCTTTGAGGTCCGAACCGGTCTCTGGGCCGGGGGTGGGTTCAGGGTTGGGGGTGGACTTGGGGGATTCCGGGGTGGAGGGGGCGGGG